CGTATGGATGGCTATGGTATGCAGTCTGTATATACAGACCCGTATACACGCAAGACCTACCATATGAAGGACATGACCAAGTACTGGGCATACAAATTCCAAAGGCAGGTTATATTCCTTCTCCGTGTAATGAGAGACCGGTATGGTATTAACACCATAGGCATTTTCCTTGATAGCAGTAGCCATGGTAAGAGTGTAAGGCGTAAGCTATTAGAGACCCACCTAGGTTGGTACTCCATGAATAAGGAAGCTCACGCTAAGGTACGAGCTGGTATCAAGAAGGACGGCTTTGCAACCATTAAGGATACCTCAGGCTATAACGAGTACTATATTGTACCGTGTGGCTCCATGAATATCAGTGATGCTGGTATCCTTGGTGTTGATGAGAATACCACCAAAGGCAAGCTCAAGACAGCCTTTATGAAATCTCAAAAGAATAAATTTGGATCACGCATCCTTGCTGATCGAATGTTATCCCTTATAATCTGATTTAGAAAGACTAAAGAAATCAATGACTTACGGGACATCGGAATTGTCTTATAACCCTTTGATTCTAAAGGCTTTATGGGAAGGCAAACTGTCCACTTTTGTTGGATTGTCTATGGTTTTTGTACTGCTAACCCCTTGTATTATAAAGGAAAAAATGATTGCTTGCAGTCTGTCTCGGACTGTGGTATAATGTAGTTATGGAAATGAGTTGAATATTAGAGGAAACTTATATATGTCAAAACGTGTTGTGAAAATGAATGCCAAACGGACTGCTTTTGTAGAAGCTGCTCGTAGCATTTTAGATAATGGTATTAATCGTACCACTATGAATCGTGCCGATATTCAAGAAGTTGTTGAATGGTCGGGATTGTCATATCCTGGATGGATCACGAAAACTGATTCGGGTCTCAAAAAGGAACGGGGTGTCTATTGGATCCCCGATGCAGAAACCGGCGAATACGGTAATGATGTGGAAAAGTCTGTTACCTTGAATGCCGCAGATTCTGCGAAAGTGTATCAAGTCGCTGCAGATTCTGTTGCTCAGATGGCACCTTCTGCAATTGGTGTTACCGAACCTCAAGAATCCTACGTGCCTGAGAAGTTTGAAGGCTACGTTCCTTGGGGAAATTTCAATACTGTGAAAGAAGTGATTAAATCGGGAATCTTTTATCCCATGTTTATCACCGGTCTCTCCGGTAACGGTAAAACCTTAATGGTGTCCGAAGTCTGTTCCAGACTCAAACGGGAATATGTCCGTGCAAACATCACGGTGGAAACCGATGAAGATGATTTGATCGGTGGCTTCCGTCTGTTAAATGGTGAAACCGTATGGCATGATGGTCCTGTTGTGACCGCCATGAAACGTGGTGCTCTGTTGTTACTTGATGAAATCGACCTTGCATCTAACAAGATTATGTGCTTACAGCCGATCTTGGAAGGGTCAAGTATCTATCTCAAGAAAATCGGCAAGTGGGTACATCCTGCACCGGGTTTCAACGTCATCGCTACTGCGAACACCAAGGGACAGGGATCCGACGACGGTCGCTTTATCGGCACCAACGTAATGAACGAATCGTTCCTGGAACGATTTCCTGTTACCATCGAACAGTCATATCCGACCAATAAGATCGAGGAGAAAATCCTTGTAAACGAATTGGCGAAACATGACAAAGTTGAAGGTGAGTTTGTTGGTAACCTTGTCAAGTGGGCAGATGTGATCCGCAAAACCTTCTATGAAGGTGGAGTCGATGAGATCATTTCAACCCGACGATTAGTCCACATTGTAAATGCTTTCTCTATCTTTGATGATAAACTGAAAGCCATTTCCATGTGCATAAGCCGTTTCGATACTGAAACCAAAGAATCGTTCCTTGATCTGTACTCAAAAGTGGACGCTGGTGTTTCAGTGGACGAGATCATGGCAGAAAATTCTGCTGTTGATGATGATGATGAAGATGAAGAAGAAAACGAGGAGGAATATTCGTTATAATTAGTAGGGGGGTTTTAAAACCCCCCACTATTTTTGGAGAATGTAATGATTAAAGTTGGCGACATCGTAGAATTACTACCGACGAATCAGCGCAACCGTCAGTTACGGTCGCAAGAAAAAAAGTATGATTGGAGAGTCATCGAAATCGGGACTCCCCAATGTTACTTTGGTAAATTGGCTTATCATATAGAGTATGACAAAAATCATTCTCGATGGGTTTTGCCAGAAGATGTTGTAATTAGATATTATAAGGAATCATTATGAAGAAACGACCTAAATGTCAAGTGCCGGGATGTAATAGAGGTGCTCATAACGCTGGTAATGGTAGGTGGCGTAAATCTAAAGGTGCTAATGGTGGTTATGTATGTCAGAAATGCCATAGGATTTATCATGCCACTCAGAAGGGAATATCCCTGACTGATTGGGAAAATGGTTTTCATCCCTATCGTAAATACAGAAAAGAGTATTGTGAGAATAAAGATGCTAGATTGGGATTTAAATGTACAGCTAAAATTATATGGAAAGGTATGTTAGCCGTAGATCATATTGACGAGAACAATGATAATAATAATGTAAAAAATCATCAAACTTTTTGTCACAATTGTCATGCATATAAAACTAACTTGGTAAGAAAATTATATGCCAATAATGAACTTGATACAAGTGTTTGGAAAAAATTAAAATATATGCTTCGACTTTCTGGTAAAGATACTGTTAATCGAAACATATTGAAAAGATGGAAAGAGAAGTACGCTTGACAATTCGTGATAGGTGTGGTATAATTATATAATGATTTCTTACAGTATGAATCCGGTGAGAATTGATTTTAGGAAGAATAGGGAAGTCGAATGCCCAATGAAAAAGATACCTTCAAAGGATTCTAAATTGTTGGGTGCAGTAACACCCCCTACAAAATCTTATTCATCTAATCATACTATAGCACCAGCATATAATAAAGGAGCCTATCAGGTAATAAGTGAAACAAACATAAAGGATATAGGAAGATGAGTTTACCTACAAGATTGGAAAGATGTCAGGATGCCGTTGTGTGGTGGTGGCCTGAATTTAAGAATACAGAATCAATCCCATTGGTGATACGGGATAACGTCCGTGAGAAAATCACCAGTGAAGATTGGATAGATGCCTACGAAATCATGGCTGAATATTTAGCCTAGGAGATAATATGAGTGACCGACAACAGTATTTGGATCGTGTTCGAGATTTAAAAAAGGAGTTAAAGGTAATTTTGGACAAAGGTGGTTTTGTAAAAGAGGCTGAGCGATTTCTGATTCAAGAAGCTATTTTTAATTTGAATGTTGCTGAAGAGCACCTTAACGGTTATTTGCAAGTTGATAAATATCGTGGTAACTAAAGATGTATATCGAGTTGCGGGAAAAAGGTGGCAAGTATTATGTTTGCCTACGGCATGATGATTCTAAAGAAAAGCCTGTGGCTCAATTTGCATCTAATGATAAACTTCAGGCAGAGAATGTTGCAAAGCAGTATGCAAAGCAAAATAAATGTTTGATACGATTTACATCTGGTGGGAATGAAACACCCGAATTACCAAGTGGACCACCGATAGGAGAAGGATGATGGCTACAGTACCCCATGAGATTGCAAAGATTTTTCAGTCGCAAAAGGATCGTTTGCGAAATGCAGATGAGCCACATATGATGCGACCTAAATTGGATCTCAAACCTTTAAAGGGTTTGGCTCGTACTCTTTATTTAAGTGGCCAAGTAAAACTCCAAAAGGCTAATTCTTTAGCTGAATCTGGTTTTAGAAGTAAGACACCTGTAACCCCGGCTAAGAAGGAGAGGGATAATGAAAAAGTATTAAAGAAAAAAGATAGTAGTACCTAATAGGAGATAAAGTCCTACGAATGATAGTAGGCATATACATATAGAAAATCAACGAATACAGGTTATGAACAAGGCTCTGCAAGGACTGTAATAAGCTTCGCTTTCATCCGATATCCTCTGACCTAATGTTGGAAAAGCCCATCTCCTAGAGATGGGTTTTTTTATAAATAGAATAAATTTGGAGAAAATTTATATGACACAACTAATCAACCCAGAGAAGTTTACGGAGGCAACGACCCAGTTGAGGTCGTTTTTTTTGGCCCGTGGATTTCAAGAAGTACACACACAAAACAGATTATCAATATTAGCAGCTTGTGAAGATCCTACTACAGTGGCAACATACAATTATGCCGGGGAGGTATGGCCTCTGCCTCAGACTGGCCAAATGTGGCTAGAATATGAACTATTAAACAACCCCAACGTACCGGGGTTTTTTTGTGTCTCTACATCCTACAGAGATGAGAAAAACATTACTGAAGGTAGACACGACATTATATTCCCAATGTTTGAATTTGAAATGCCTGGTGACATACATGATTTAGAACAGATGGAACGTGAATTATGTGAGCACATGGGATTCGGAAATAAACATAGTATTGTAGATAAAGATTATGCAGAATGGGCTGAATATTTTGATTTGTATGGTGGTGAAGAATTATCCCATAAACATGAGGAAGAGATGTGTAAAAAATGGCAAGGTAGAGTTTGTATGATTAAAAACTTTCCTAATTACACTTCTCCATTTTGGAACATGAAACAGAATGGTGATGGTACAGCTGCAAAAATAGATGTTATTATTTCAGGACAAGAAACAATCGGCTCAGCTGAACGATCTTCCGATACTGCTGAAATGCGGGATATGTTTCATACAATTTCTGATGGTCTATATGCAAATTTGTTATTCGATCTGTTTGGTAAGAATAGAGTAGAAAAAGAATTAGATGATTTTTTGGGCCTAGATTTCTTTCCCAGAGTAGGTGGTGGGATAGGTATCACTCGATTACTTCATGCTATGAATGAATATACTATAAGACAAATAGTTGCTAATATGTAAAAACGGAAATTCCATCGTATGCGAAATGGTATAGCAGCCCTACCGTTTATAGGGTGCCATCAATAAGCGAGAGCCGATGGATGAAGGTCCGAATCCTTCCGATGGAGCCGCCGTTTTACACCTTCACTAATTCTCCGTTTAGTTTCTTCGGAGTGTTTTGTGCCCAATCGAAAGTTGCCTTGTTTCTTTCGAGCTCCACTCATTTTCTTTTTTGATTCTTCGGAGTGTTTCTTTCCATAGAAGTGATTATCTTCACCACGATAAATTCCTCTATTTACTTGGGCATCACTCATTTTCTTTTTTGATTCTTCAGTATGTTTCTTACCATACCAGTGATTATCTTTTCCAGTATATTTTCCTTTTCGATTTAGGCGGCCACGCCGGGCACCTTCTATTATAGCAGCGTGTGTTGCTTCATCAAAAGTTATCTGTTTTGATAAAGTTTTCCAAGCGATATAATCAAACTTATTTCCGTTTTCCTCAAATAATTTTTTATGAGCCTCAGCGTGTTCAGCAACTGATAATTCTATAATATTATCGTCGGCGTCTGAACCACCCATATGTTTTGGTATGATGTGATGTTTATGTTTCATATTATTAGTATAACAGAAAAGAACTATTTAGTCAATATAAATATTGTAGAGAAGAGGATATTTTTTATGGCATTTTCAGGTCAAGATGGTTTTATATGGGGTATTGGTGTAGTTGAAGATAGATTTGATCCAGAAAAACTTGGTCGTGTAAGAGTACGTTGGCTGGGTTATCATTCAGAAGATAAAGCTAAAATCCTAACTAAAGATTTACCGTGGGCACAGGTTATGCAATCTGTGGGTGGGAATGCTATGGCTGGGATTGGTGAAGCCCCGGTTAATCTGGTAGAAGGAACGTGGGTGTGTGGGTTCTTCCAAGACACTGATTGGATGGATGATGCAGTAGTAATTGGTACTTTACCAGGTTTGAATACTACAACGGCTTTAACTGGTGGTTCTACTATGAATCGCAAGTGGGCACAGTATCGAGGTGAATACCAAGAGTTTGACCAAGATCAAAGTTATGGTGAAACAGGCAGTGAAGTAATCGAAGGTTCAGATAAAGCCTATAGTGATTATAATTTTGGATTCTTTGATCCCACCTACGATCAAAGTAAAATACCACATCCCCCTAGTGAATTAAGTTTTGGAAGTTTAGCTGCTTCTGGCTTGTCACCATATATTGAATTTGATTTTACATCAGACAAATTATATCCTAGAGTATTAAATTGGGCTCCGGAAAGT